CCCGCGAAGGAGCTCGAGCGGCTTGTCCTCTCCGGCGAGCTCTCGACAGGCGGGAATCCGATCCTCTCCTGGCAAGCCGGCCATACGGTGGCAGCAACTGACGCGGCAGGGAATATCAAGCCGGATCGGAAGAAGTCTCGAGAGAAGATCGACGGAATCATCGCGCTTGTGATGGCGCTCGATGGAGTTATGAGACTGCCGGCTCCGGCATCGGTCAAGCTCATGACCGTCTGAGGAGTGCTGATGTCACGAAACAATCGGTACATGACAGTCAAAGAGCTCGCGTACTCTCAAGGAGTCGATGCTCAAACGGTCCGACGCTGGATGAGGAGAGGATATTTAGACGTGCGAAGATTGGCTCCCAAGACTCTTGTTCGCGTCCGGCTCTCGAGGCTCGAGAGAACTCGAAGATAATCATTCAGAATCGTTCACTCTCGATCGGCTCCTTCTCTACAGACTGACAATCTCCGTCCTATGGACGGCGGATTCCTCTCTCGGCTCTGGGCCTCCTTCAAAACCACACTTACTCGAGCCGGCGTCCTCGGCAAAGCTCCGACGCAATCCTCAACGGGAGGCTATGGCTCGGCCGGTACGTCCGGATACTGGGGCGCAAGTAGGGAGTACTACTCGCAGTCCTACGAAAAGTATTACCGAACGCAACCCTTTGTCCGGATCTGTATCGACTTCATTGCCAGGAATGTCGCTCAGCTTCCCTGCCATGTCTTTAGACGTGAGGACGACGATTCGAGAGTCCGGCTCCGGACGCATCCACTCGCCAAACTCCTCGAGAAGCCTAACGCAGACACCGACGACACCTATTACGATCTCCTCGTCGATACCGTCACTGACTTTCTGATTTACGGACATGCGTTCTGGTTGAAAGTCCGCGATCCGAATCACTTCGAGCGGCTCTCTCTCTGGAGAGTCCCTCCTCGAGACATACAGGCTCGAGGCTTTCTCCGCGTCGATTCCTTCGTGATTCGGATTGCCGATCAGGACGTGACGGTCAAGCCGAAAGATATCGTCCACTTCGCGACGTATGACGGACTCTCCACACTCGAGAGCCTCAAGCCGCTGCTTGACGAGGAGTACGCGGCCGCTCGCTATCGGTTCTGGTATTGGGCCAACTCGGCGCGAATCTCCGGCATTGTCGAGCGGCCGAAGGATGCCGGCCGATGGACGCCAGAACAACGGGATGAGTGGCTTGGCTACTGGCGCGAGTTCTACCAGGGCTTAGGGAATCAGGGCAAGACAGCCGTTCTCGAGGACGGCATGACGTATCGGCAGCTTTCGTACTCGGCCGAGGAGTCTCAACTCGACGAGGCTCGGCGCTTCGTCCGGGATGCGATTGCGGCCGCATTCATGATTCCGCCTCCAATGGTTGGCATCCTCGAGAATGCGACGTACTCAAACATTGTCGAGCAGCATCGAATGCTGTACCAGGACTGCCTCGGACCGATGCTGGCCATGTTCGAGCAGCGGATCGAAGCCGACTTGCTGCCGGAGTTCAAGGACAAGACCGGGGTTTACCTGGAGTTCAATATTGCCGAGAAGCTCCAAGGAAGTTTCGAGGAGCAAGCGACGGCGCTGCAAGCGCTGACAGGCGGAACGGGAGTGCTCACAGTCAACGAGGCTCGAGCGCGGCTCAATTTGCCTCGGATCGAGAATGAGATCTACGACGTTCCTGCCGTCCCTCTCAACATTCAACTCGGTACTCCGGAGCTCCCGGTGCCGTTCACAAAGACAGAGAAGCCGGCTCCGGCTAGTGAGGGAGCGGTGCACTAATGCGAATCGAATTTAAGCGTGCCTCCTCGGTCGAAGTCGATCACGAAGGCAAGATCCAAGCGCTCGTCGCTGTCACAGGGAACGTGGATCGGGGCGGCGATGTCATTTTGCCGGGAGCCTTCACAAAGACACTCTCCGACTGGCAAGCCTCGGATCGGCCGATTCCGCTTGTCCTCTCGCATAACTGGAACGAGCCAGGAGCGCTCCTCGGCGAAGTCACGAAAGCCGAGGAGACCGGCGAAGGGCTCGTTGTCGATGCGTCACTCGATCTCGAGTTTCCTCCTGTCGCGCATGTGTTCCGGCGCATGCAAGCGAAGTCCCTTGCCGAGTTCTCGATCGGATTCATTGCTCGAGAGTTTGCGTTTCTCGAGACCGACAGCGGAGAGATCGTCCGAGAGCTCAAGGAGATCGAACTCCTCGAGTGCGGGCCGTGCATCGCCGGCCAGAATCCGGAGACGCGACTCATCGACTTAAAGTCACTCGAGAAGGACGACATCATAGAAGTCCTCGTTGAGAGGCTCGCAAAAAAGATTCAGGAAAATGCGATCGGCCGCATACCGGCCGGTCAAAAAGCGCTCGTCTCCGCCTGGACGGCGCGTCTAGCCAGGACACGGTAAAGCCGTGTCTCGAGGATCGACCAATGACAGCCGACGAACTCCGTATCCGTATCAAGGGACACTCCGAGGAGGCGCAAGCGATCCTTACGGCGGCAAACGGCGGAGCCGTACCGGAGGACAAGTTCGAGAAGCTCTCCGCGCTCGATGCTGAAGTCAAAGCCGACGAGGCGCAACTCTCGAGGATCGAGCATCAACTCGAGCTCGGCTCCCGGTTCTCGGCCGCTCTGACAAAAGCCGGCGAGATGTCGGCCAAGCCGGCCGGCCGGAGCAATGGTTCGAGCTCGAGGAGCTCGTCCGAACAACTCACGATCGGCGATGCCTTCGTTGAGGGAGAGGAGTACAAGTCCCTCATCCAGTCTCGGTCGTTTCAGGGACGGTTCAAGATTGCGAGCACGATCGACACGAAGGCGATCGTCTCCTATCCGGCCGGCGGCGTGGCATCGGGCGCACTCATGCCGGCTCCTCCGTCCTACCAGTACAGCTATGTCGCGGATCTGCCGGCTCAGGCTCGAGCCGACGGCGGCATGGTGCCGGCGCTCATCGAGACCGCTCCGCTTACGTCCTCGGCTCAGCCCGTTGCGCCTGGAGCGCTCAAGCCGGAAGCAAGCTGGACGTACGCACAAACGTACTTCCCGCTCGTGACGATCGCGCATTGGCTCCGAGTTCCCGATCAACTCCTCGAGGACGCTTCGGCGCTCCGAGGCTATCTCAACTCTCAGCTTGCGTTCGGCGTACGCCAGAGAGAGGACGATCAAGTCGTCAACGGGACAGGCACGGCTCCGGCGATGCTCGGCTTTCTCCCGATGCCAGGGAAGCAAGGCGACGTTGCGAATGCCGGCGAGCCGATGTCCGTAACAATCCTGTCTGCGATTGCCAAAGTCGAATCGTCCGGCATGGCATTCGTTGACGGCATCGTCCTCAATCCGGAAACCTGGGCGCTCGTGCTGACGGAGCAGAATGCCGCCGGCTTGCCGCTCGTGCCAGGACTCTCGCCGCTCGATCCGTTCCCGATGCGGCTCTGGGGCCGGCGAGTGGCAACGACTCCGTTCATTGCGGCGGGAACGGCGCTCGTTGGTGCCTTCTCGATGTACTCGATCGTGTTTCGCGGACATAACGTGACGGTCTCGGCATCGAACGAGGATCAAGACAACTTCGTCCGTAACCTCACCACGATCCGAGCGGAGTCGAGGCTCGTCCTCGTGGTCACTCGTCCTCCGGCATTCGGCACGGCATCCGGTCTCGACGGTATCGCTGTGACTCGAGGCGGAGAGGCTCGGAAGCCGGCGCGGTAAGGTCTGGGAACGGGAAAGAGATCGGATATGTCGTCTCTCAAGCTCGTCGCCTACGGCTCCTCGGTGCTGACACTCGAGGACGTGAAGCGGTATCTCCGCCTGGAGACAACGAGCGACCATGATGAGCGATTGTCCGATCTCATTCCTGTCGCCGAGACTGTGATCGAGGACAGAACCGGGAGAGCCATTCGGCAGAATGAGTATTCGTTTTCAGTCGGGCATGTGGCATGGAGTGGACTGGTTCGGTTGCCTCGTCCTCCAGTCCTTGCAGTCTCGGCCGTTACGGCCTACGACTCCGGAGGGACTCCCGTTCCAGTCTCCTATGCCGTCATTCCTCACGGCGAGCTCGGAGCCGTGATCGTGGATGCGGAGTCGATCCCATCCTCGGTGCCGACAGGCTCTCCAGTCAGCATCGACTTTTCGGCAGGGTATGAGCCGGCCGCGGTTCCGCCGTCGCTCCTGCAGGCGATGCGGCTCCTCGTTGGGCATTACTTCGAGCATACCGAGGCGGCGACAGATTCGGCCGGAGGCGGAGGAGTCGCGTCTCTGATTCCGGAGGGAGTCGAGCAATTAGTCCTCCCGTATGTCGTTCTGTCCATCTCCGGATGAGCGATGCAACACGGCCAAGCCAGAACGCTCGTTCGGCTTCTTCGAGCCGTCTACATCGAGGACGGACAGGGCGGCATGATTCCGGAATCGTGGACGGAAGTCTCGAGTTTTTACGCTCGCGTCCGAGCCGTTGCCTCCTCGGAGTCCTTCTCGGTCGGAGGAGAACAAGCCTCGACGAGCTGGACGATCGAAACCACGTACCGGATCGACGTGCACGAAAAGGACGTCTTGACGATCGAGCCGGACGAGCTCCGAGTGCTCGAAGTCACAGGAATTAGAGATCCGGACAGTCGGCGACGCACGATCGAGATCGATGCCGTCGAGCGGCGACTCGAGGACGAGGAGGAGATCGAACAGTGGCAAAGACAGGCCGCTCGAAAGTCTCAATTGAGGTAGAGGGACTCGAGCAACTCCAACGAGTCATGAAAGAAGTCTCCAAGCGGGAGATGACGGAGGAGTGCAATCGAGCCATTGCCGAGACTGGCAACGCGCTCGTCCAGCGCTCGAAAGCTCGAGCTCCGTTCATTGAAGGCGATCTCAAAGCCTCGATCATCTTCTTTATCGGCTCTCGAGGACTTATCGGCCGAGTCGGATTTGACGGACAAGAAGTCTCGAGGAGAGGCGGAGCCTCCTCGCATCGGCATCCACACGTCTATGGCAGGTTCGTTCACAACGGCTCGAAGAAAAACATCCCGCCGAATAAGTTCATTGCCGAGACAGCCGAGACGATGCTCTCGTTCTATATCGCCGCACTTGGCCGAGCCGGCCAACGGCTCGAGTCCAGTCTTGCGAGCGGAGGCTAGGATGCCAGTCGCTCCGGCTCGATCGATGCTCTCTTCTGGTCTGTCCTTTCTTGTCGCGCTTTATCGCGCCGATACGGAGCTCCTCGCACTCCTCAACAATCGAGCCGCGGTCTATTCACAAGTTCCGCAAGGGCTGGCGCCTCCCTACATTCAACTCATCTCCTCCTCGGAGTTCCCGTTTTCTCAGATGGGAGGCACGTTCGGCTCCCTGGCGACGTTTATCGTGCGGCCGACGGTTGACTTGCCAGGACTGGCGCTCCTGGCAAGCCTCACATCGAGGATTCGGGAGCTCACGCATTACCGATCGGACGTCCTGCCAGGACTCGCCGGCCGAGCCTTCGTGCTCGATGTCGAGTCGTCGCTCGAGCCGATTGCCACAACGATCGGCGCCAAAAACTACTGGCAGCAACCGACGCAAGTTCGGATGAGAGGCTATGTCGTATGAACGAGAGAGATCGGCTCATCTCCCTGGCACTCGTTCAAGCGCTCGGACTCCTCCTCTCCGATGCGGAGGAGCCGGCCAGGAGCTCAACGAATCCAAGCGAATGCTCTCATCCGGAGGAGTTCGAAGTCGATGCGTCCTCGTTCAGTGATCCTCATCGGAAGTTCTGCAAGTCCTGTCTCATGTACTTCGAGAGACAAACCACGGCCGCGTAACATCGAAAGGACGATCCGTCATGCCTGCTACCGCTGATCCCGTTGCTGGTATCCTCACCTACTTCGCACTCGGAACGAGTCTGACTCCGACCGTGCCGGAGGACATCTCAAACTATCTCGACTCGATCGATCCGAGCTCGGAGGCAGACGAGCTCGACGGCACGAACTTCCGAGCGACGGCCAAGAAAATCATCCCAGGATTCAAAACCATTACCTATTCGGTCGGCGGCAAGTGGAGTGCACTGGCCGATGAGTTCTGGCGGGACGTTGACGGACTCTCCGGCCTGACGTACGAGTACGGACCGGGAGGCAATCTCTCCGGAGGACTGAAAATCACTGGCACATGTTCAGTCAAGTCCTACTCCGGACCGAGCTCGAATGTTGACGACGTGATCACGTATACCGCCGAACTCGCGATCGACGGCGAGACCGCGGGAGCGTTCACTGTCACAACGACTCGCCGCGAAGGAGAGAGCGATCAGGAGTTCGACGCTCGCGTGGCTCGAGAGACGAAAGAGAAGGGGCGGAGATGAGCTCGGAATCGTTCCCTCTGCCAGAACTCGAGGGAGCTCGTTGGCCGGGAGGACTCCGCTTCACGTACGGATCACTCCTGGCACTCGAGCGCGAACAAGGTAAGGGAGTCCGCAATCTCTTTTCGACGCAATCGGACTTCGAGATCTGCGGACTCCTCATTACCTACGGACTCCGGCATGCGGCTCCCAAGATCACACTCGCGCAAGTCGTCAAGTTGATCGATCGCTACATCGAGACCGGAGGCGCTCTCAACGACTTGTATAAAGTCGCGCTCGAGGCGCTCAACGCATGCGGCATCCTGCAGGGACTCGGCGGCAAAGCCGATGAGGACGACGCTTTTTTAGTCGAGGACGAGGACGGCTCGACGAGTTCGGATCGAAAGAACGTCAACTAACGTTCTCGCAAGCCTATCGTTGGGCGTCGAAGATTGCGTTTCAACGAGTCGGCTTGTTGCCGTGGGAGTTTGCCGAGCTGACTCCTTGGGAGTTCTCGCATGTGCTGTATGGCGCACTACTGAAAGAGCGCGACTCCTGGCAGCAAATCGGACTCCTCGGTCTGTGGTTTACGGCTCCCTACAGTAAGAGAAAGAGAAAGCTCTCCGACTTCGTGAAACTTCCGACCGTCACAGATCCGGACGTTGCACATCTGATTCCGACTCCCAAAAAGTAGAAGGCATGGCAGGGCAAATCGCTACGCTCGTCGTCAAGATCCAAGCCTCTCTGGCCGAGTTCTCGAAACAGCTTGACGATGCGTCAAGCCAAGTCGAGAAAATGGGTAAGAAGATGACAGGCTCGGCCGGAGTCGCGACAGTGGCTCTCGGCAATCTGGCCGCAATGGGAGCCGAGAAAGCGATCTCCGCAATCCTCAATCTCGGCAATCAACTGATTAGCGTCGGCGGGCATCTGACGGATCTCTCGGCAAAGACTGGCATCTCGACAAAGGCACTCCAGGAGCTCGGCTTTGCGGCTGGCCAATCCGGCATCCCACTCGAGACACTGACAACGGCGATTCAAAAGCTCGGAGTGAATCTCGCCAAAGGCGATAAGGGAGCGGCCGCGGCACTCAAAGAGATCGGCATCTCGGTCAAGGACATTCAAGGACTCAAGCCGGAGGAGGTGTTCTACAAAGTCGGCCAGGGAATGGATACCGTGGACTCGGCCGGCAAACGAGCGGCGATCGCTGTCGCGCTCTTTGGTAAAGCCGGAGCCGAGGCACTGCCAGGACTGACGAAGGAATTTGTTGAGACGGCGCAATCGGCGGAGCGGCTCGGCATTCTTCTCGATACCGAGACCATTGCCGCGGCCGACGAGTTCGGCGATCAGATGGATGTACTCAAGGCTCAGATGTTTGCCTTGATTGCGAATGCACTGAAGCCGATCCTCCCGCTCCTCGTCGAGTTGATGAAAAGCCTCGGACAGCTTGCACAAGCCGTGATTCCGCCGTTGGTCTCGGCGTTTACAAAAATGCTCGAGATCACGGCTCGAGCGCAAAAGGTCTTTCTCGAGTTCCTTCTCTCGATTGTCGAGGGAGTCCAGAAGATTCCCGCATTCGGCAAAGCCTTCGGACTGGCGGACGGAGCGGCCGAAGCGCTCAGGGTCAGGATTGAAAAGACAGACGAGCGGATCAAGCTCCTGGCAGGGACAGCAACCGCGGCCGCTCCGCCTGTCGCGAATCTCGGACGGAATCTCTCCGAAGCCGGAGACGGCGCACTCGGCGCGGCTCCAAAAATTGATAAAGCGGCCGAGGCGCTCAAGGATCTAAAAGCCTCGATGTTCGGCGAGGAGGCAATCAAGAAAGCCGAGCTCTATCTGAGCGCACTCGGCGATCTCAAAAACATTTCAAAGCTCACGAAGGACAAGCAAGAAGAGCTCGCGAATGCGATGAAAGCCGGACATGACGCAATGGTTGCGTCCGGCCGCGGAGCCGAGGCGCTGGCCGAGAAGATGTCCCTCGTCAATCTGATCATTGCCGATCTCGGCTCAATCAAGATTCCGAACTTCGTTAAAGCGCTCAACACGATTCCGCAATCCTTCATTCTTCCCGACATCAAAGCGGCTCCGGCGTTCCCGTTCGAAGCATTCGCGATGCCGGACTGGGTCACGGATTCGATGTCTCGTCATGTGGACGAGATGAAAAAGATCATCCCGGAAGCCGCGCAAGTCGGGAAAGAAGCCGGCCAGGTCTTCGGCGCCGAGTTCGGAAAAGATCTCGGCAATCTGATTCTTAAGGGACTGTCCGGAGGCGGAGATGTCGGCGCCTCGATCGGCGCGAAGCTCGCATTGACAGCAGCCGCGCCGTTCATGCAGCAGATTGAGAAGATCTTCGGCGCGAAAGGTGTGAAGGGAGCAATCGGCGGAGCGATCGCGACTGGCGCAACCGTTGGCATTGCCGCGCTCGGCTCGAAGCTCATAAAGAGCGATACGGTCGGGCAGCAAGTCGGCGGCTCGATGGGATCGGCAATCGGCGGCAATCTCGTTCAAGGACTCGCCAAGACCGTAGCAAGCACGATCGGCGGGACACTCGGATCGACACTCGGATCGGTTGTCCCTATTCTCGGCACGATTGCCGGCGGAGCGCTCGGCTCTTTCATCGGCGGATTGTTCGGTCCGTCTCAGGCAAGTCAAACAAAGAAAGCGCGAGCCGAATGGATTGAAGCGGCCGGAGGACTCAAAGCGCTCGAGGAGACCGCGAAACAAGCCGGCGTCTCTCTCGACAGTGTGATGAAAGCCGATACGCTCAAGAAGTTCGATGCGGCGACGAAAGCCTTTACCAAGTCCGTCGAAGAAGCCTCGAAAGAGATGGAGGGATTCGCCAAGTCCCTCGGCAAAGTCGCGAAGGAAAAGACGCTCCTCTCTCCGGAGCTCCTCAAACAGATGGACAAGCTCGGAGGGAAAGAAGCCTTGAAAGGCGACATGTTCGCCTTTCTCCAAGCCTCGACACAAACGGCCGCGGACGGTCTGTCGAAGTTTTTCGAGAATGCCAAAGTCGGCTCCCAGAGTGCTGCCTCGGCAATGGGGCTCTCGTTCGGTGCTGTGTTCGAAAACTTCCGGGAGCAAGGGCTGTCCTCAACGGAAGCCTTCGCGGCTCTGGCTCCGGCGATGACGGCATTTCAAGCGCAACTGGCAGCAACCGGACTCTCAGGAGGAGCCGCATTCGCCGAGCTCAATGCTCAGATGATGCTTGTGACGAGCACGTTTACCGGGCCGATGATCCAGGGAGCCGAGGGAGTCGCCGACATCATGGTCGGTCTCGCGAATAGCGGCCGCATGAATCAGGACATTTTCGCCGGCCTCTCCGGACAAGTCGCGGAGACCTTCCACACGATCGAGGGCTCTGGAGCCGGAAGCGTCAAAGCCGTTCAAGCCTTACAGCGGCCGCTCCAGACGATTTACGAGCTCTGGCAGGATCAAGGGTTTGCCGTTGACGAAGCCACAATGGAAGTGCTCCAGTTCGGCATCGCCAACAACGTGGTTGGCGATCAGTTCCGATCCAAACAGGATCAGATGATGATCGCCGTTGAGAAGCTCGTTGAGCGGATCGACAAGCTCGTCTCCGTCATGACGGACGACTTGCCGGCCGGAGCCGAAGCCGGAGCCTCCGGCATCGAGAGAGCGCTCGGCGGAATCAAAGTGCCAACGATCTCGATTCCCTATCGGTACGATGCGATCAACTCTCCGCCGGCTCCTCTGGCGGGAACGAACATCACAACCGATCTCTCCGGAGTCGCCGTCAATAGCAACATCTCCGTTCAAGTTGACGGCCGAGAGCTCGCAACCGTCACAGCACGGAACATGCCGGGAGCAATCGCGCCGTACGGCATCTCGAGATGATTGTTCAACTGACGATCAATGGCGTCGAGGTACAAGACACGTCCCTCCGAGCCAAGTCCTTACACTCGGACTGGCCGATCTCGGCTCGACAGACACTCTCCTTCGATCTCTTCAGTCCGAGTCCTCGTCCTCAGATTGAACAGGATGTGATTCTCTGGGTAGACGGTCTGCCGCTCTTCGGCGGCATTGTCTACGATGCGGACGAGATCGGGAGAGGCGACGATCGCGATGTCGTCTGTAAGGTCCGAGCCGGCAATTATGCCGTCCTGGCAGACGGGCCGATGCTCAATGGCTTGTGTCCTCAGCAGACACTGAAGGAGCGATTGCAGCTCATACGAGACCGACAACTCGTCCTGATCGGAGTCACGATCAATCCGACGCAACCGGACGGACCGATCCTTCCGGCGACGGCCTACCCGTGGAAGAAGCTCCGCGAAGTCCTCGACGATCTCTCGACGCAAACCGGATACTTCTGGGAGGTCAACCCACAAAAGCAACTCGGCATGTTTCCAGGAGGGAGCCGAGCGGCTCCCTTTGCGCTCGACGAGTCCAATATTCTTGCCGATGGGATTCAACAAAAACGGACGCGGGCCAACTACATCAATCGAGTCTGGGTACTGTTTGGCTCCGGCTCGGCTTCGGATGTCACGTACAAGACGAAAGGTAATGGAACACGTCTCTATCCGTTGCCTTACTTCGTGGCGTCTACGGTCTCTCAGGTATTCGTGGATGGGGTTCTACATGTCGTTGGAACATATCCGGATTCGGCGTGGACGTGGACGTACAATCCGGAGGACAACTCGCTAAACCAACGAGCGGATCAACCGCTCCTTGGAGCCGCAAACGTGATCGAGACGGCTCCCTTTGCGGCCAATTGGCCGGGAGCCGTACATGCCGACTCGGTATCTGGGGCGAATGAGAGCGCGACCAAACTTGAGTATCCAGACGTGTTCGATTATGAGACGGCGCAGTCTCTTGCGAATGGAGCGCTCAGGAGGCTCGAGGGACTGCCGCGGACATTCTCCGTCCTCACGTATAAATTCGGTCTCCAACCGGGAATGACGGTCTTTGTGACGTGTTCTCTGTATGGTCTCAGTGCCGTGCCGATGCTCGTAACCAACGTCCAAATACAGCATGTCGGCACGGAGCGATCGAACGGGAATCCCTGGCTCCTCTCGAGAGTGGATCTCGTCGAAGGGAACGAGACCAAAGGCAATTGGATTGCTTTTTGGGACGCGGCGATGCAGACCGGGAGCTCCTCGAGTGCCAGTGTCGCCGGAGGGACGGTCATTCCTCCGGCCGGTCCGGCCGGACCGTCCTACTTCGTGGCGTCACTGGGAGGCTCAACAACGGTCGGCGCCACTGGTACGGCCTGGCAGGAGGTGCCGGACGCGCAATTTATCAAGCTCCCTACGGGAGTGCCGCTCGTTGCCGATGTCCGCGTCCTGGCTCGCTACGGAGCCTCGAACCTTGCCAACGTGCAAATTGTCGATAAGACGGCGGGAACTCCCGCAACCGGGCCGATGCTCAATATCTCTGCCGGAACGTGGACAACGGTCTCGATTCCGTTCAACGCGACCACCGATCATTTCTATGTTCTGCAAGTCAAAGGCAATGATGCGGCAACGGATGTTCTGGCGACTGGCAACGTGCATCCTGTCTAGTCTCCTTGTCCTCGGCGCCTCGAGGCTCGAGGCGCAGACAACGACGAGCGCCAACGATCGCGTGATTGCTCGGCAGTCGCTCGTTGTCGGAGCGGACTCCTTTACCGGGATGCTCTCGCCGATGCGGCTCATTGGGACGCTTCCGGATTTTTCTGGAACCGAGGACGCATTAGCCAGGAACGCGAGCGGCGATCTCGGCCGGCTCACAACGATCCTCCGATCGAATCAGGCCGCGAACATCACAGCAATCTGGAGCTTTTCCGGAACGTCTCTCTCGATCGGCAATGCTTCGACTTCGACATTCTTAACCTTTCCGACAAATCTCGTTAATCCTCCCTCGAGTCCGACTCGTTCACAGGGAACGCGAATCGTGCTCTTCCCGAACGTCGGAACGAATCTTTATGATTTTGCGCTTGGTATGGAGCCTGGAGCGCAATGGTTCTCTCTGGCAACGTCCTCGAATACGTGGAAGTTCTATGCGAATGATACGACTCGAGCGGCCGCGGCCGTGCCTCCGCAAGCGGCCAATCACGTCGTGGCGGAGCTCACAGGACAGCGCGTGTTTATGCCAGGGGCGAGCTATTCCGGGAGCCTCGGTCTCCCGAATCGGAAATGGCTGACACTCTCTGCCGCGGAACTCCTCGTTGAGACGCTCGTCGCTCAGGACACGCTAGCCTCGACAAACGGGAGGCAACTGATTGGAGCCTCCGCAACGGTCCTAACTCGAGATCTTGCGGCCGGCGATACCATGTTTTATGTCAAGCATCCGTTTGCAAAAGCCTTTGACATGGTACTGCTCGAGACAGCCGGCAAGGTTGAATGGATCAGAATTGATAGCGTGACGCTCGATTGTCGCCTCTCCTGTGGCGATGCTCCTGGAGAGGACTATCGCTACTTCGTGACTCGAGCGCTTGACGGCTCTCCGGCGAATGCCTTCTCAGCCGGAGACACGATCTTTAATTCCGGACAGACAGGAGATGGATTCCTCGATCTCTATTCGCAGCGATCCACGATCTCGAATGGCTATGCCGGCTATGTCCTCGGCGACAAGCCGCAGCAGTATTACCGCATGAACGGGCCGACTGGCGCGGCCGGCATCGGGCCGAATGGCAACGGCGATTTGACGATGCTCGATTCCTCCGGATACGGGAGGACGGGCAGTGTTCCCGGCGGAGTCCAATGGTATCGAAACACGGTTGCCGCTGTCGGAACGACAAACTCCGATCCAGCATTCCTGACAGGAGGGACGATCGTTCCAGGACTCGCCGGCTACTTTATGGTTCCTCGAGCGTCACTTCCGAACTATGCGGCCGACTTGACGCTTGAGTTTATTACCTATTGGGACGGGACAAATAACTTTTCGTGGCTGCTAACGACGGCTGGCACTGCAGCCACTCCGATTCGCGAATTTAACGTCGGGATATCTAATGGCACGGTTAATCTCTATTTCGGGGACGGTACAACGTACCATTCCTTCGGGTCTGCTGGTTGCACACTGACAGCAAACAATTACACTCACATTGCCATTACTCGAGACGCCTCGGCGCGGCAAGTGATCTGCTACAAGAACGGCGCACAAGTGGGACAGGGTATCTATCCGGCTTCACCAACGATTAGCGCGGGGACGGCTGACTTAATGGTTGGCTTTAGCTTCCCTGGCTATGTTGACGAGCTCGCGATCTGGAATCGAGTGATACCGGGCGATCGGATTGCGACTCACTATGCGAGGAGGACAAGCAACTCGACGAGCACAGGCAATGCAAACTCGGCCGGACCGTCTGTCGCGGTCATGATTCGGCAATCGAATACCTACAACGACATTGCTCCTCGAGCGCTCCTCGGCAATCTTCTCGGAGACTACGGTTTTACGACGACAACGTACGGACTCGCACTCGGCGATCCGAACGATGCGAACTTGATTGCTACCGGCTCGAAGTTCGCGTTTCGCAACAAAACCGTTGAAACTCTGGTTATGAAAGGCGATAGCTTCGCGATGGGCAATCCGGCGCCTACCGCGCTCGACGCTGGTAAGGGATTATGGTTTGCCAATAGTGGAGGACCGCTCGGAGTCGGGACTGCGACATTCAGAGTCGGAGATCCGGCGGGAAACAGAGTCCGTTGGGACGGCTCGGATCTCATCGTCAAGACCGGCGATCTCACGATTGATAACCTCGGCCTGACAATCGTCAATACGTTTGGTTCTGGCTATAGCGGCTCGCGTGGCGTGAAATGGGATCTCCCTGGAACGTGTGATCCGTACGTGTTCGGATACGGCACGAGCGGGAATGGTGGAGTGTTGGATCTCGGTTGGACGGTTGTCAATAATTGCTCGAGCCGCGTCCGATTGTTTACTTCGACATTTTCGACGCAATCCGGATCGAGTCTGTTACTGATTCATGATTATCCGGCTCCGTCTCGATCCGTATTAACGGCGAGCGAACTGGTTCTCAAGAGTCCGACGTTATCGGGCGTACCGTTCACAACAGAGACGGAAGCGAACTTCGATTGGTTAGTCCAGGTTCGGACGGGCAATCATGCCGGAGAGATACAGAAGGCACCAAGCGGAGTGCTTGTGAATCGCATTGTGAACGTTGGAGTCTGTCAATTAACGTTTGCCAACGGACTGCTCAGAGAGACAACGTGTCAATAGGATTGATCATGCGAAGTGTTACAGCACTTGGACTGCTCCTCCTCTCTGCCTCCTCGAGCTCGGCACAGGTTACGTATATCGACCGTGCCACAATGGGCCGTGATCCGGAGTTCATTGCTCGAGTGGGAGTCGCCGCTCAGCAGCAATCAATCATCGCTCAAGGAGAGCCTCCGGACATGTGCTGTCAAGTCTCGACGCAATCAACAATGGCGTCGAGCTCCGGAAAGCAAGTGATTAAGACCCTGTGTGATGTCATTCGTCCGGCCGGCGATCCGAATGCCAACGAGGGAACCAAACAACTCTCCAGGGACAGACATACGGCGCGGCTCCGCTTCTCGTCTCAGGTCATTGCGAATGCGCCTAAATGGTCTGCCGATATGGCTCCGATCATTGCCTCGGATACATGCGTACCGCTCGACGTGACGGACGACACGATACAGAGTTACATGCTGAGGCTCTGGGACATTTATGCACTCCCTCCGGAGCTCGCGAATGCGCCAGTGATCGTCACTGGTGCTCCTCTCCCTCCTCCGACTCCGCCAACGAATATCAGAGTCAAGCCGGGAGCCTGAGATGATGCGATTCCTCGGCGGCAGTCTCGTTGCGCTTGCGTTGATGCTTGGACTGGCGATCGCTCAGGAGAAGCCGGAGCCGCTCTTGCCCTGTGAAGCCTCGGAAGCCGATGCCCTGCAGCTCAAAGCCGAAGTCGCTCGGCTCACAATGCAGCTTGCGAACATGCAGCTCGAGACCGAACGGATACGGCTCGAGGCGAAATTTCGCGAGCGGCTCTCTCCGCCTCCTGGCTCGGTATTCGATTGGCAGACTCGGACATTTAAGACTCCGGAGAAGCCGGCCGGACAGTGAACCATGAGCCGAGTCCTCGGCGTGTGCTTGTGTGTGCTGCTGTCGGTCTCCGGCTGTACCTCGTTCCGCGGGCGAATGCGTTGTGCGGCCGTGCCGAGATGCGTCGATGGATTGCCGCCGAGAGCGCTCATCGACGTTAACTGTCTGCCTGATGGAATTTGTGGCTATTCGTGCGTCCCTAATAGATGGAAGTCGGAGTAGATGATGCCAACGATCACAGGACTCACAGGAGAGACGGCGGAAGGCAACGTGCTCCAGATCTCCGGCTCCGGCTTCTCGAACAAGCCGACGGCCGCGCCGCTCGTCTTCGAGAAGTTCGAGGGAGGACAGAAAACAAGCCGGCTCACGAATAACGCCTCCGGCGGAG